GCCCGGCATGCAATGAAAACGCAGAAGACAACCAAGAAACCAACCAACCAACAACCTACTAGGAACCAACATGAAAACAATAGCACAATTCAACACACCAACCAAAGCAACCAAAAACGGCAAACCCTACGAATTCAGTCTTTCGTACTATCGTAGAAGAGAAGCCCTAAACAACATCCTAAGCGCTTACTACCGAGCCACACCCGAAACCATAAACGAGGGTTTGCATTGGTATAAAACCGCCAACCGATACGCCAAAGAGGTGAGCATTAAGACAGGCTACCCACTCAACACCGTATCCCAAGTTATTAGCGCCTTGAGCCCATCCGTCGAATGGAGCGTAAACAAAGCCCAAGCGCACACCATGATTAGCGCACACATGAAATCGGAGCCACTCGAAACCGTAACCGTAAGCACATACGACACGAATAAGGAAAAGGCATGGAGCATATGCGGAGGCACCGCAACAATAGAGCCCAAGAGCCTGAAAACGTACGCCTTTTGGCAGAACATAACGTTGAAGCCCGAACGTGTAACCATAGACCGCCACATCCTAAGAACCCTATTTAAGAGAGCGCCAGAGTCACTAACCGCCAAACGATACAAAGAAATAGAGCAGATATTTAGAACCGTATCAAGCGCTCTATACATTGAACCCTATCAATTGCAGGCGATAGTGTGGTTACAAGCTCTAAACGATAAAGAGGCATAAGCGTGATAAGACCAAAGCCCAACAGCCTGAATGCGTTCCTGATATTCAATGACGTAAGTATCAAGGAGCTTGCGACCCAATCGGGAATTGAGCGCACCCGATTAGGAAAGTTAGCACAAGCCAATAGCGAAAGAGAGCTCAGATATTCAATGCGAGTAAGCGAGCTCGAAGCGCTACGGCAGATAATAGAAGGTGAGAAGCCGCAGTGGATAAACCCAACGATACCGCTCTAACCACCCACCCGAAAACCGTAAACACTTGACAGGCTCGAAACAAACCCCGCCCAAAAGAGGCAAAACAAACCCCCGCCCACCGAGGCAAACCCCGAGCCAACAAGCCAAGACCCCCCCGATATTTTTCGGAGGGGTTTTTTGGTGCCTCAGATTTTTTCCCTTGTAACGAGCGCCAATTTTTCCCCTACCCAATACACGACCACACCGCCCGAACGCCTCAGGAGGGCAGGCAGACCCCTCAAAAGAGATTTTTTGCGGTACCTGATGGCAGACCAAGACAGGGGTATACACCTTAAAAATGCTTAATATAGATATACACCACCCAACCCTCCGCATTTAATCAAATTTTCACGACACTTGTCAAGTATTTCGTGCCATACACTTGCCTTTTGTTGGAATTTTCACTAAGCTAGTGTAAACACCATTATTACATCTACAATATGGCTTGGCACAAAAAAGAACCTATTAGGTCAAGAGAAGACTTTAACAGTCAAATTAAACTTGTTTTGGAGTGTCTATTTAAGATACCGAGCATGTCTGATAAGCTACCTAACTACATCATGAACCGTATAGAATCCATTATTGAGTATGCGAAAAAAGAAGGCTGGAACTGAATTTACAGCTTCTGAGAAGCTACAGATCCTTAACGATATAGAAGTGATTGGGAACGTGTCTAAAGTGGCTGAAAAGTACAACGTCTCTCGACAGAGCATTTACAACTGGAAGAATGAGCTTACACAGATCGAGGAAGAGGTCAAACAGAATGAGAAGTTCGTGCAAGCCAGAGAGGGCTCAAAATTTGACGTAGAAGTCATCAAAGACATTGAGTCGTATAAACACTTGCTTCAACAGATTGGAACGCTTGAGGAGCGAAAACAGAGTATTGGTGCTGTTGTAGAGTATAACTTGATGAGGGTGATCCAGATGTTGGAGACGCACCCAGACTTGGCGGAGATTCATCCTAAAGATCTGAGTAAGATTATGACGGATCTAAACTCTGTTAGGAAGGATATGAACAATGAGCCAGCCATTATTGTTGAGTACAAGAACAGCTTTAAGACGAATGTGTTGCATGTTCTTACTGATTTCTTAGAGATAGAGCAGATGAAAGAGGTTGTTAAACGTATAGAGGCGATGGATGCAGACTTTGAGATTGTTAGCTAAACTTTTTTATTGTACCTCACAAAACGCAGGGTACAAACGCTGTAAAAAACAGTGTAAGCTGTGCAAGGAGCATTATGGCTCCAAATAAGCCCAAAGAGATTAGCTGGTCTGAGGCGTTGTTTAGTGTGATAGGGCACGAACCCCCTCCTGACTCATTAGAGCTTAGGAACTCGTTTATAGAGAATTGTTTAGCCGATCAAGACGGTAACAAAGTTAAACAAGCGGAGATACACATGACCATGCAGAAAGCCATCTTTGACTGGCAGAAGCAGGCAGACGCTAAAAAAGCCAGATTGAATGGTCTGATACGAGCTCCTTACAACACAGGCAAGTCTCAGCAAGTACCTATTGGATTGTCAGCGTACCTTACTACGAGAAAGCACGAGCTAGAAACACTGATTGTGTCAGCAGACGGTGGTATCTCTACTAAAAGGATATTGTCTTTAAGGTCTTTGTTTGATAGCGAGGTCTACAAGTACTGGTGCAGGGAGCACAACTTTAACCCGATAGAGTTAGACCGAACCGATACGGGCTCCACACAGCGGATCATTGCTAAGAGTCGTAACCGTACTGGTAACCCAACGTATGAGGCGTATGCGGTTCTAACGCAAACCACAGGTCAACGTGCTGGTGTTTTGATACTAGATGACGTTGCCAACGATGAGGATCGTATCTCTACAGCTCGTAGGGAAACCGTTTGGAACAAGGTATCCAACACATGGATTAAAAGGGTTCACGATAAAGGTATTGTTTTGAGTGTTTGTACCCCGTACCATCCAAATGACGCTAATAGTCGCTTAATGAAGTCTGGAATCTTTAATGTATTGCAGATTTCCGTAAAAGAAGATAAAACTGGATATAAGGTAGAAGAATGGAACAACCTAAAGTAGTTATGTACGCTCGCTTCTCTGCAGACGTTGAGCAAGAGCACATAGATGCCATAAAGCACGAAATGGATCTATTTTTAGATATGATAGACGCAAAACTTATGGCTCAGAAATGGGAGGTGCTAGACACATACGAAGAAAGCTCTGTTCTTGACTATGTGATAGACAAATGTATGAGGTATGGGTGGAGCATATTGACCTATGACATCAAGACGTTGCACCCATTTAAGGCTGGAGCCATATCCATTATTGAGGATGCTGCCGAAGATTCGGTTCCTATATTCTTTATAGATCCTGAAAGCGCCATGAAATCAATATTCGGTATATGAGAGAGGCTGATAAGATATGGGAAATTCCCTTATGGGAAACAAACCACAGTAAACAACGTTTACTACAAGAGGAAGCGATGGATTTCTTGTCTTATAAGCTCGGATACGAGATGAGCGAGGAAACCGATGACCCTGAACGTAAAGCATACAAACACTTTGATGGATATAATCACTACCCTGACGGAAATCTCACAACAGACGATTATGATAGTAACCTTCCTGTTTGGCTATGTGCTGATTTTAACCGTAGCCCACATTGCTGGGCGCTCTTACAGGTCAAAAAAGCAAGAAATGGGCTTAAACAGTATATCATCTTTGATGAAATCTTCTCCAAAGAAGCACTCACAACCGAGCAATCGCAAAAAGCAGTAGCTTTACTGCAAAAGTGGGGTATCTGGAAGGTTTTATTGTCTGGAGACAACACATCTAACCAGAAAAGTGGTAATTATGGTCGTGTAGGCAAGAATGACTGGGATTACGTGCGTGAAGTGTTTGATGAGAACGGTATTACTTATAAAAACGAGCTAGACGTACAAAACCCTAAGCGAAAGATACGTGTAGACAAGGTAAATAACGTTATATACGCTGGAACTAATGGTGAGCGCAGGCTTTTAGTCAATACGAGGTGTGAAAACGTCATAAAAGACTACATGTACTCCATAGTGAACGATAAAGGCTTAAAAATAGATAATGGAGACAGGGGTCACATGTCGGATGCCACAGATTACGCTATTTGGCGTAATGAGAAGGGGAACGCATCACCAATGTACGTGTTAAGGTAAAAAAATGTTAACGTCAGATCCGTACAAGACAACCTTTGTAGGCTGTAGCCTTTTTAGCTTAGGCTTTTTATACTTTTTTACTATGTTTCTAGCCTTAATAGGATGGTAAATAATAACCCTCTTGTCTGATAATA